TTTGCTTGACGTATAACATTTGTTCCAATTTTAACTGTTACAGAGTCCCAGGCTACACGGACTACACCAGAAGAAGAAGATATATTAATTTTTCCAGGAACATAAACATAATTTGGATCAACCCCATATACTGAAGACCAGGAAGAAGTTCTGTTCTTATCTTCAGAAATAATCCTATACCTTATGCTGTATGTACCATTTATGCTATTGACTGGTGGCAAATTTTCTTTTAGGACCTTTGCCTTTTTAATAATTTCAGCCATTACGTAACACCAATAGAAAATCTAAATTCTACATAGTTGCTGGTATTTGGTGATTTAATTATTGACTCTGACGTAGGGTTCTGAATAACTGAATACCCAGTAAGTCCGTACAGAACGTTGGTAGTTCCAATATTCTCTAGTCTCATTGAATCAAGTGCAATGTAGTAATCATCAGAAACAATTCCACCATCAATAGCGCTTGCGTAAATTTTTACAACAGTAACAGCATTCCAGGTAAAGTTAGCACTTGTGTATAGTTGCTGAAGTTGTTTTGAAATAACTACGTATCTGTTTTCATCTAAATCGTATTCACCAGCCCCAGTTCCATTTACTATTTCTGCTTCAAACCTTGCAAACTCTCCACTCAAGTTATCAGTTTCTGCAAAGTCAACAAGAACTCTTACAGTGTCTGGAGCAAGCGATGAATCTCCATCTTTATTTATAACTGAAAAAGCCAGTCTGAGTTCATCTATTGGAGAGTTTTGAGAAAAGTTTGTACTTGGCCTGGTGTAGTGTATGTGGTTTGATCCTGCACCAATAACAAAATGTCCACCGCTTACTGTTAATGTTGCATCATCACCACGCATAAGGATTACGTTATTTAGAAACCTACATCTTTCATATCTATTTGCTCTTGAGTTTTTATAAAAAGTAGGATTGTCTGCGTTTGTTTGAAAAACCTTTAACTCTGTTGATATAATATTATCGTCATCTTCGTCTAGTGCAGCAGTAATTGGTGTGATCGCTGTTGCAGATGCTGAAGTGTGGTAGTTCCAGTTTTCTACATCAGTAAAAGAAAACACGGTCTTACTGTCATAGGCTCCTGCAGAAGGGTTTGATTTTGCAGAAAATATACCAACCTCTGTAATCTCATAGCGTTCTTCTGCTGGAAGTTCTGCAGTAAAAACAATCTTGTCCAAACCACCCTCGTTAACAAAACCTCTAGAAGAAATAGGAACTCTTAACATTTCAAAATCTAGATTTTTTTTATTAGAGTAATCTCCAAGAACATCCGTAGTGTCAAGAGGTTTTGCTCCACAGCCAACAGCAATAAAAGAAGCGTAGGCTGGTGCCTGACCAAGTAGGTACTTTCCAAGAATAGACTTTCCACTATTAGTTATCAAGATACTCCCTCATTAAACTCTGCCTCATATATTGTACCACTTCTGGCTATTTGAATTTCTATCTGTTCATCTAGTTCAAGATTAACAGCCTCTACTATCAAGTCTCCAGTAACTACATCTATGTATACATACTCTCCTAAAGGTCCCCCACCATTTTCAGGAATTTTGTCATCAAGTTTAATAGGAAAGTTTGCAAAGTATTTGTCTGCGGTTGCTTGAAGACTAATAATATTATTAGGGTTATATTGCTGTTCAATAGAAGAAAGATTTTTGATTGGTTGATAACTAATTTTTTGTCCATTTACCGTATCACGTCTTGCAATATTTATTAACTCTTGCCCACCAATATCTTCAAAGATTAAATCTGCCATAAGGTCTACAGGAACTGCCCCGTCATCAAATAAGATAATGTCTTTAGTAGCACTTTTAACTTGGGATGTGCCCCCTGAAAGAGAGGAAGATGTTGAAACCAATGATGGCGTGGCAGGGGTAGCAGATACATTTGAACCTGTGTTGTTTGTTACAGCCACTTTATACCTCACTCAAATATATTGTCATGCTTGGCCCATCTAGACTTCTTGTATATTCAATATTATACACAACAAACCTAGTTAAGGGTGAAGCAATAACGTCAAGATTATTGCTATCCTTATAGTTTATTGTAACTATATCGCCCAGTTGAATGGTTGGTATGCTAAAAATATTTACACCAACAGATCTTTTTGGTGTCATCAACTTATCAATAATCCATCCCATTAAACTGTTGGCAGAGTCTTGGGTTTGAATATAAGGAGCATCAATAGAAAATTCATTATTTCCATAAATCATTCTGCTTTGTTTTATTTTATTATATTTTTCTAATTCTACATATGGAGATACCAAAACTGTCGTGCCTTGTAACTCTGGATCAGAGTGGCTAGATCTCTTGTTAAAATATTCGTCTACTGTTAGTTCATGAGTTGTATCTTGCGTAAATGTAATGCCCTGAATTCTAAGATAGTTTCCACTTGTGTCATCAAGAACAAGTGCTTTATCTGTAGCATTAAATACAAGGAACTCTGCACCATAAGAGTCTGCGTAGAATCCAGAAGTTGTATATCCTTTTATACGATTAAATGTTGGTGATAGTTGTGCATATAACGCTGGATATGCACGATCATATTTAATATCAAAATATGCACACTCTCTCATGATAGTTCCAAACTCATCAAAATACATATTATATTTTGGTGGTTGCTGGGCACTTAGTCCAGACAGGTAGGTAGACTGTACAACTCCACTCATTGCGTATTTTCTAAATGATTCGTTAACATCTATTGAGTCATCCCCAAAAGTTTTGGCAAGAGTATCAACTGCCGTTGCAACTGTATTTTGAGAATAGTTTTCCGATAAAGCGTATACATTTTCAAACATAACTCTAGAGGATCCACGTGTAAATATTGCCATATTATTATATATTGGCAGGGGATCTGAATCATCAACAACCTTAACTAGGTTGTTGTTTATATAAAGATAGAATCTTCTTATCTTACCAATGTCTTTATACTCAACAGATAGATCGTATACCGTTGGAGTTTCTTGTGTGGTCATTCTATACTGACCCGTAAAACTACCATCGTCTACCGTAATCTTTGAAAGTCCTCCCCACAGTTTTACTGGAATGGCATCCGCACTTGCACTATCTTTTTTAATCTTATAGAATAAAACATTATGAATAACAACGTCCTGAGAGCCATCTGCACTAGTTTCTAAGTAAGATTCTACATTGCTTTCTGTTAGTGCAACTATTTCAAAGTAATATCCATTATTAGTTTCTGGATTAAGCATTACTCCAAGACCTCCAGACCCACCACCAATACTAACGTTTTGATCAGTAAGTGATCCAGTTACTTGATAATAAGATGCACTGCCTGTTGGAGTTTGACCTCTAGTTTGATTGTTTTCAATCTTACCAATTATACGCATTCTTGTGCCAAAATGTTTGTACGCATTATTTAAAGGTTTGTATACATAAGATATAAAGTTGATAGGTGTTTCAGTCGTTGTAAATGATGGACCATTCATAACTAGAGCAGAGGACTGAATTGTTCCAGTTCTTGTTTGTGTAAAAGAGTTTACCTCTGTTTCTGTTTTTCCACTTAAAGACATAAAGTTTCTAATAATACTATTTCTTGTTGTCTGTCTTGCTCTTGTGTTTTCAACACCAGCAGCACCAGTTACTGTTGTAGGTAAGGTAGGATTTGGATCAGTCACAAATAGATAATCTCTAGCCTTCATCGTGCATCCACGAACATTGTCATTGTTTGACCAGTAGGAACTTACTCCAGCACTATGAGATGCTATTGATGTACCAAACTGACCACGCCCATGTTCAACTACTGCACCATTTTTCATGCGTGTAACACCGCTAGTTGTTTCATAATAAGGTACAGAGTAAATTCTTATTCTTCCAGTAGGGTAGATCTTTCCGTTAAATGGCAAAACAGAGAAATACTTTTGATACTCTTCATTGCTACTAATCCATACGTTACTTGAACCCTGTCTATGTGTTGACTTCCACTGCTCAATAATTTTATCTGCCTGAGCCTGAGTGATTGCCTTAGACTTAACCTGAGCCTCAACTGTAGAAATTACTGAGGCTGGGGCAAAATTTCCTGGTTCTATAAAGTATTGCCTTGTGTAGTCTATAGTTCCATCTGTTTTAATATCATACCAAAGACCAATAGTGACGCTAAACTCCGCAGCATCGTATTTAATAATTTCTCCGTTAGAGTATAGATAGCCGTTGTATCTTGTTAGCCAATATACATTTTCTCCTAAATCAATTATGTTATTTGTCATTTGGTTATTGACAACTATTGGTAAAGCACTTGTTACATCTGATGCAATTGGCATTGCTCCTAAAACATAACTGCCCTGCGTGCTTGCAACTTCATTAATAGTCTTAGTGTTTTCAGTTCCAGAAACTTCCCACAAAAGTGCAGGCTTGTATATCCACGTTTTTTCTTGATCTACTAGACTTGCCTGGCGAATACTACCGTATGACCTCTGAATGTATCTTGTTGTATAGTTAATCTTTCCAGCGTTAAATATTTTTTTATCTTCTGATGAAATAGATATAATGTTTGGAAGATTTCCAGATGTAGCATTTTCGGTTACTCCTGTATCTGTCTGATTATTAGACCCAGACAAAACAAAGGTTGATTCTCTTTGGGTTAGCGAAGGCATCATATAGTCTTTGCTCATTACCACAAAGTTATTATATTCATCAAAGAACATTGCTGTCTGTGTTGATGTGGCTAACTGATTTAATACTTCAGCAACATTTTGATCTGGAGCAATAAAAAAGTATGGAATGATTGGATCTTTTTCTCCTGCTACCCTTAAAAAAGTATAGTTACTAAAACCAATATAGTCAAGCAAAAGTGTAATAGCATAACTAAGAGATGCTTCTGTGACAAGCATTCTTGGCGCAGGCATTGACTCAAGGAGAAAGTACATATCTCTAAGGGATAAGGACAGTGTTCCAGAACTGCGATCAACCTGTGGAAAACCTTCTGAGTATAAAGTCTTCATTGGAACATAGTAGTCATATCCACCAACATTAACAATCTTTTCATAAAAATTAAACTTAATATTTTTTCTTACGTATTTGCTAAGTATGCTTGTTGTATTATTAGGGTTAAACGCTTGGTCATCATCAAAAAGAGAAATTTCTCCTGTTGAGGCAAGCAGTTGTCCAACTGGTAAAGAAGTTGCTCCAAGGTTAGCAAGGCTTTTATTAATTCTAAAATCTATAACTTTATTAGAAATATCAACAACAAGTCTAGGAGACATTTCAATTAGGTCAAACCTAGAATCAAATTTGTTCATGGTATCTACTACAATGCGAATTCCTCGCACGTTCTGAAACTCTCTATAGACCTTTTGGCCATCTGTTTCATTATTAAAATAAGCAGGAGATGTAACATCTTCTATAAAACTACTTTCATTGTTTACTGTTTCTTCTGCAACTCTCCACCCATATTGTGGGGTAAATGTTTTGTATTCTTCAGACTCCTCATCCCAAATATGAAAAGTTCCTCGGCTACCAGTTGTAGGAATAACCAAGTACGCATATCCATCAAGTGAAATACTTGGCAACTGAGATACTGCTGGCAGTGTTGTTTGATAGTTAAACCTTGTTCTATATTCTTTAGGAATAATAAGACCATACTGAAGTTCAAGATATCCATCTGGACCAACTATTGCTGTCCCGTCGTCTCTTACGCTTGTAGCATTAAATGATTGTGCATCTACCCAAGAATTATCCTTGAGATATTGAACTTTCCAGTTTAGTGGGGTTGTCTTATAATCTGACCTATAAAGTGGATCTTGTATTGAACCAGAAGAAGTTACAAAAGGTCCCAGGTTTACATTTCCAACATTAGTCTGCATCTTTACAATAATTCTATTTGCTGGAACATTTTCTTTATACACAACAAAGGGGGCTGTATCGTCAATATAGTTTAATGTTCCAACTTTGTTCTTAGCAATACCACGCTCAATTGTTTTTGTAACACCACCCTCTACTGCAGTCTCAGTTCTATAAGAGGTCCAATATTTAAACTCATCATATCTAGAGGGCATATAGTATCTTGGTCTTTGAGACATTAGTTCATTTGAATTATGAACATAGTTGCCACCAAAATACATCAACTTGTTAATACCTGATCTTGGTCTAAAAGGTTTAATGCAATCCTCTAAAGAATAGAGCATCTTCATTTTTTCTTTTTTAGAAATAAAGAACTGTGGCAAATCAGCATTAGAGAATCCACCATCAATTGCAATATCAGCATCAGTTGCCCCAGTATACAAACCAGCAGAGTCTAATGCATCAAAGGTATTTGATATAGTTGTAAACTTAGTATCTGTGCCAGTTGGTCTATATCTATAATTACCCAGTCTTTCAATGTTATCTGGCATGTTCATATTCCACTCAGCCAAAACAAGAGACTGCAACTGGATAGTTGAAGAAGATTCTAGATGTGTTTTTAATTCACTACTTACAAACACCTTATACCTCTTCCAGTGTTACCGAGATATTCCAAAGGTCGTGGTTGGTTGCTCCACGCTTTACAACAGTATAATTAAATTCAGATATATAAACCTGAATTACTTGATTATACTGATGAAGGTGTGCGTATGGGTCTTCTGTATTATCAAAATTGCTATATTTGTCATATGCCAAAAACATCCAGAATGGACCTTTGTGTGTTTCGTACCAGTCTAAAATGTCAACTCCACCTGCTCCACCATCTGATGTGTACTCAGACTGTGTTCCCTTTAGTGCTGACAAGCCATTATCTGCAAACTCTGGACTTTCGTCATATGATCTTGACGGCAGATTTTCCCAGGACCAAGAAATCTCAAGTTTATCTGCAATATGATATGAGCGCATTCTACCATTAATGGTTCTTTGTCTTTGTTCAATTCTCTTTGGAGAAAATCTCATTTCGCTACGATTATGGTCAGACAGGATTAAGAACTGATCTATAAGAGAAAGGTTTGTCTCTGCTCCTATATCTGCCCCAACCTCATACCCTGTAGGCACATAGAGGCCATTTGAGAGCGTTCCTGGGTTATTGGACCATAGAACTCCTTGTGGTCTCTGATAGCGCTTTCTACCCGTTATATAGCCTGATGTTGCCATTACCTTTGTCCCCGAAGTCTTTGTGAATCAATATACTTAATCTCAGACATTACCGCCTTGGCAATATCATCTGCACCTGCATTTGTATTATTTACGTTAATTCCTACATTGTAATTATACACCTTGCTAGAGTTATTTGCTGAAGAACCTGCTGCCCCTACGCCAACCTTGACATTATTACTCATAGAAGAATATGTAGGTGTATCAAAAGATGTATACTTTCCATTATTTAATGATTCAAGAAATGCTCCGTATTGATCTGCAATACTTCTTTTTATAACAAATTCTCCAGGAGTTAGCATTGCTGGAACAGTGTCGGTGCCTTTAGGTTTAAACATTCCTCCGCCATCCATATATGGAACTAAACCTCCCATTGGCATATACTTAGGAATCATTCCACCATTTGACAGCAACAGTTGATTTCCAAAACGACCTCCTCCACCACCACCAGATGTTCGTGGAAGTACTGGTCCAACAAACCCTTTGTCTCCTGGTTTTAAAGTAGACTGTGGCATTTGTATGGATGGAGTAAAGCCAGGAATAATTGGTAGTTTAGCAAGTCTTTCTGCTTCAGCCGCTGCGAGTGCTGCTGCTTTTGCATCCTCTGCTGCTTTTGCATCCTCTGCTGCCTTATCTCTGGCGGCTTTGGCTAGATCTGCTTTATCTGCTGCAGATGTTGACCCCGATGATGGATACTTTCCAACCTCTAGAGATGCACTCTTGATTGCTGTTGTAACTGCCTCCCATGCTGCAGATACTCCTCCTACTGAAGTTGCAATTGCATC